TATTTTAGAACTAGATAATTGTACATATTGCAATAAACCAATAAAAGAAAAGGTAAACAAAGATAATGAATAAAGAATATAATATAGTATATTGTAAACCATGCAATGCAGTAAAAATAACAGAAGATGACAAATCTTGCCTAATTTGCGACGGGCCATCAGAAGTCATAGGCTTTGAGCACCAGGTAATACAAGACATTTTGGCGGTAGAAAATGAGGGCTAGAGGTCGTTTATTTAGAGAAAAATGTCGCTGTGGTAATTGGTCTAAATTGGAAGGTTTAGACAAGAATGGCCAAAGAAGGTGGAGAAACAGGTGTGAGGTTTGCCGTCAAAAGGCCTGGGAGCACAGAAAAGATTATTGTGAGCATTGTAATAAAAAGTGGGAAGGTGGAAAAAAGTTTGACGTTGATCACATCGACGGTAATCCATCAAACAACGACCCATCAAATCTACAAACACTGTGTAGAAAATGTCATTCAGAGAAAACAAAGGAGGATGCAAATGCAAAGAAGATGCTCAAGATGCAAGGTATTTAAAGATGGAACGGAGTTTTATTATTCCTTAAAATATACTTACTACTATTGTAAGTCATGCTATAAGGTTTTAAATAGACAAAATATAGAACGACGCATGGAGAATCCTCCTACAATCGTTAGAACCCATAAGGTTTGTGTGATGTGTAAGGAAGATAAGCCAATATCTCAGTATGGTGTAAATAACCAGAGAGCAGATAAGCGTCATTCTTATTGCAAGCCTTGCTGGATTATTTATGTAAAGAAAGCACAAAAGAAAAGGCAGAATCTGCTATAATAGTATAGCCTGGTCTGCAGGCATCGGTTACCCACCATTGTGGTGGAAGGTTTTTTTGGTCACCTCTTTCTCACCTTCCACCACTTTTTAATGCTATAATTGATACGATGCATAAACTAGGCAAATTTCGCAGGGAACTGAGGAAGAAATGATACTATTTCCATACGCAGGAGAAATAGAATACAAAGAAGGAAGCCTTAAGATGGTTTTGACATTCTTTGATTCCAATAAGACAACAGAGATGAGCCTGGAGATTGGTTTGGACGATTATTTGATTCAGACCATAGAAGGTTTAATAAATCAGAGTGAAGAGGTTTGAAATATGGTTATAAATGCTGGGACCGTCAGAAGTGTGCGTCGTAAAACCAAATATCCAAACCTTCAAACCTTAATAGGAGCATATCATGGGCTATAGCCAATATACAGAAGAACAAATTCAAGACTTTATATCCAATGCACAAGAAATGGGAATTGGCCCAACACTTAGATATCTTGGTTTTCCAAAGTCTTATCATACGGCCAAGAAGTGGTTTATCGAACGGAATATAGAATTGCCTACTATTGACACCCTGGCAAAAATGGCGGTAAGTACAAGAAACTTCTATACTGATAAAGAAAAACTAATAGCGGCACAAGCAGTATTGGATAGATGTGTAGAAGCATTGATGCAAGATGCATTGGATAGCGATGGTTTGAATAAGTTGGCCAATGCCGTCCATAAAGCAATACAAACCATAAACCTTATAGAGGGAAAATCAACTGTTATCAATGAGAATAGACAAAAGGATGGACAAGACTTGGCCATTATAGATCTATTGAATGAAGCAAAAGCCCGTAATGAGGCTATGAGGAATAAAGGTTTGAAGGTTTTGACAAATGAGGTTTGATATGGTAGCGGTACCCGATGGGAAAAAATTTTTTTGTTTGTATTTTTTGCTGTCTGAGAAAAATATTCCCAATACTTTTGAATCTACTAGGTGGTATAAATGACACCAGAACTAGTAGCAGCATTCGGAGGAGCACTAACAGCAATCCTTGGCTCTATATTCGCTATGATGAGATTTCTCATTAAAGAATTTAGACCAAATGGTGGTGGCAGCACAAAAGATCAGTTAAATAGACTAGAGGCATCAATTAATTCTATTAATGATAGATTGACAAACCTAGAAACCAAAGCAACGAAAAGGAAAAATGTTAGCAACTGAAATATTAGACAATATCCCTATAGAACTATTATCATTTTCTGAGGGCCGTATAGAACTAACCAAATACGATCCTATGCTCTTTGCCTTAGTTTATTTGCCACACCATCTCCAAAATGCCCAAGGAGAAATAACATTATCAGAATTCCACACTGATCTGGCTGAATATGGAAAATCCTGGATTCATAAACCTAAAACACCCAAGCAAAACCGTGATGCCTTCATAGCACCCAGAGAATGCGGCAAATCTACTTGGATTTTCCTAATTTTACCTATGTGGGCTGCTGCTCATGGGCATGTTAAGTTTATTGCTGCCTTTTCTGATGCCGCCTCACAAGCAGAAACCCATCTTATGACATTTAAGAATGAATTGGAAGGAAATGAATATTTACAACAAGATTATCCAGACCTTTGCAAACCTAAAATTGTGGCTTCGTCAGGTCGTGCTATGGCTTCTAACTCATGGCGTATTATTCAAAGCAACGATTTTATATTTGATGCTAATGGTATTGACACTAACTCTCTAGGAAAAAAGGTATTTGGACAACGCCCAGATCTAATTATTCTAGATGATATTGAAAAAGGCGAAAAGAACTATTCTGAATACCAAGCAGGGCAGCAGAAAAACACGGTATTTGACGATATCGCACCTATGAATATCTATGCTCGTATGATTTTTGTTGGTACAACTACAATGCCTAACTCTGTTATGGACCAATTCCGTAAATATGCTGAAGGTTATGATGATCCTGAACTGGGTTGGATTAAAGACCAGAATGTAAATGTTCACTACTATCCAGCCATTATGCCTAACGATGACGGCTCAGAGCGTTCCGTATGGCCTGAAAAATGGCCTTTAGAGTGGCTTAACAGCCAAAGACATCTACGAGACTTTGCTAAGAATTATATGAACCGTCCAGTAAGCACAGATGGTATGTTTTGGACTAATGAAGATATTATTATTGAAGAATTAGAAAATTATGGCAATACAATCATATCAATTGACCCAGCAGTTACAAAAAATAAGATTTCTGACTATACGGGAATAGCCGTATTGTCCAGAGGCATAGATGATCTTGGTAAATCAAATATCTATGTAAGATATGCAGAGCAAGTCAAAATGTCTCCATCAGAAATAGCAGATAGAGTTGCTTATTTGGTAGACAGGTTTGATGTTGGTGTACTTTATGTTGAAGTAAACCAAGGTGGCGATTTGTGGAAAGATGTTTTTAAATCGATACCAGCAAAATATAGATCAAAGAATCAAAGTTTATCTAAGCAGATTCGTGCTGGTAAGGCTTTGAACTTTTATCAACAAGGAAAAGTGCGACACACTGCACATTTTCCAACATTGGAAGAACAAATGTGGGCTTTTCCAAAAGTATCACATGAGGATGTACTTGATGCTGTTGTTTCTGGCGTTTTGTACTTTTTAGATAATAAAGCAGTAAAACTAGAAACAAAACAAATAAATTATTTAAGGAGACAACATGTCTGACATTAAAAAGGCTATAGATACAATTATAGATAGAAGAAATTCCTATCTAACAGCAGAAGCATATTATGAGGGAACCAATTCTGAGGTTTTCCCAAATAATCGCTGGTACAAACTACTTGGAGGATCACCAAGCGATTTTAGATTTAATTTTGCAAGAACGGTAGTGGATTCAGTCCTCAACCGTCTAGAAATTGCAAATATTACAGCAAATACTGAAGAGGCTAATAAGAAAATTAGCGATATTTGGCAAATGAATGATTTGCAAATTGATGCAGACGAGATTCATCGTCGTGCACTTACCTATGGTGATTGCTATGCAATTGTCTGGACAGATGTTAATGGAAATGTTACCGTCGATTACAATTCACCACTAACAACTGTAATGATTTATGATGATGAAAACCCTCGTACAAAAAGATTTGCTGCAAAATTGTGGCAATCAGAAGATCCAATGGATCACACCAAGAAAACAGCACATTTAAACATGTATTATCCAGATCGCATTGAAAAATACATAATGCCTGGAGAAGTAACAAATGTTGTATCTGCTAATGGCTTTTTGCCAGTTGCAGTTGTAGAAAACCCATGGAACGAAATACCTGTATTCCATTTCCGCACATCTAAGCAGTATGGAAGACCAGAGCATGTTGATGCATACGGTCCACAAGATGCAATTAATAAATTAATAGTTACTCATATGACAACTGTTGATTATCAAGGTGCACCACAGCGTTATGCTTTATCTGGTGCAGGAAATTCATCAGAATTTGAAGATTTTGATGAAGAGGGAACAGAAACAGAAAATATTGGTCGTCTTAAGAATGGACCTGGAGAACTTTGGTATCTCAAGGGCATTGATAAGGTTGGAGAATTTTCTCCAGCAGATTACAAAGTATTTACAGAGCCAGTTAAGGATTTTGTTCGTTCTATGGCTTCTATTACAAATACTCCGCTTCATTATTTTGAGAAAACTGGAAGCATTCCTTCTGGTGAATCACTCAGAACTGCTGAAGCACCACTTATTGCTAAGGTGAAGGATCGCCAGATTACTTTTGGTTCAACCTGGGCTGATATGTTTAGATTTATTCTAAGAGTTGATAACTCTGCTGAACCAAATGTTCAAGTTAGATGGAAAGACATTGAATCTATTGATAGTTTGGATGCTTGGGAAGTTGCAGTCAAGAAGAGAGTAGTTGGTGTATCTCTTAAGCAAGTTCTTATTGAAATGGGTTATGATTTGGAAGTTGCTGCTGCAATTGCTGCAACAGAACAATCATTAACCAATTTATCACAAAACACAAATACCAACAATGTAATGATGGAAGCCACTGGAGGCCAAATTGGAAACGAATAATACAGAAGAGCAAGTTACTAATGAAGAAACAACTTTAAATGATCCAAAGGCAGTTCTCGCTGCCTTGGATCGTGCAAAGTCTGATGCTAAAAAATTCAGGGAACAGAAAGAACAACTTGAAATTGATTTAAATAGCACCAGTCAAAAGATAGCAGAATTTAGTGGAAGACTTCTCCATGAGAAGGTTTTGCAAAAGATTTCTGCTGAAGGAATTAAGGATCCCAAGAGATTACTTAGGTTTATGGACATGAATAAACTTGAGTTTGATGAAAATCTAGAGGTTGTAGGGTTTGATGATCAATTCAGCAAACTTAAGGAAGACCTTCCTGAGATTTTTGATCCTAAACTTCGTGTTGGCGGTCAGTCTGATGCTGGCGTAAAGGCTAGTGTCACTACCCAATATACAGCAACACAATTACAGGCTGCTAAGATACTCGGCAAATTGTAATCTAATGCTATAATAGACTCATATAGTGCTGGTGGACGCTTGCCCTATAATTAGTCTGAATTAGACGATTCAAACATATAATTTAATCAAATCTATTTTTCTATAAGGAGAAAAACAAAATGGCTAGAACAGATTTAACAGAAGCCAATGGTTACATCCTAGAGGAACAAGGCAGTGCCGTCATTCAAGACCTTATTGCCAACTCTGCGGTGGAACGATTTGCTCGTCGTGAAGCAATGGCTTCTCGTACAAAGACTGTGCCACGCTTTAAGGCTGATGCTCCAGATGTTGTTGCTGAAGGCAATACTATCCCAGAAGCAGTTGCTACTCTTGATGAAGTAGTTCTTACAGCACGTAAGTATGCACAGATTATGCATATCTCAGAAGAAGATATAAACGATTCCCTAGTTGATGTACTCAGCACATACAAGCGTGAGTGGGCATCTCGTTGGGCACGTAAGTTTGACAATGCCACTCTCGGCGTTTATGCAGTACAAACAGGAAATGATGATGCACCATATACATCGCTTTTGACAGCAGTTGCAAATGATGCACCAGCAAACCTAATTCCAACTGGCGGAGATCTATCTTATGCAGATCTTAATTCAGCACTTGGTGTTGTTGAAGCATCTGATAAGTTTGATGCTGCTAATACAGTATGGATGGCACATCCAAAGATGCTTAAGGAAATCCGTGGAATGGTCAAGGGTAACTCTGACCTCGTTCTACCAGATCCACTAGCAGGAACTCCAGGAAGCCTATTTGGTTATCCATTGGTAGTTTCATATGGTGCTGCTCGTTCCGCTGCAGCGACTGATACACCAACAGGAAATGCATTGCTCATCTGCGGTAACCGCAATATGTTGATCAATGGTGTTCGTGGTGGAGTAGAATCAGTAGTTTCTCGTGATGCAGAATTCTCTAAGGATGGAGTTCTACTAAAGACTCGCATCCGTCGTGGATTCGCAGTTGCAGATGCAGACGCATTCGCAATCGTTGAGAAGACAGGAGCGTAATACTCATGCCATCAAAACTATACGGACAGTTCCTTTCACAGGCTCTTAACAAAGAGATTGATTGGGATACAGATACAATTAAAGTAGCACTCCTAAGCAATGCCTACACTCCAGATCAGGATGCACACAACTATTTTGATGATGTTGTTGCAAACGAAGTAACTGGAACAGGCTACACTCAGGGTGGTATCACTCTCGCAAATAAGACTAACACATACAACTCAGCAACAAACGTAATCGTTCTTGATGCTGACGATGTAACTTGGTCATCCTCAACAATTACTGCTCGTTATGCAGTAGTTTATGATGCTTCACCTGCAACCAATGCAACTCGTCCATTGATTGGATATGTTGACTTTGGTTCAGATCAGTCCTCAAGCAATGGTAATTTCACCATCACTTGGGATGCTACAGGTATCGTAAGGATCACAGTAGCATAATGAACATTAGAGTAGAAGCAGGTCCTTTAACTTTGGGATTAACCGCAAATATGGTTGAGCCTACCGTTAAGGTAGAAATTAAGGCTATCCATGGCCAATCTCTCCGCTCAACCTGGACCTGCTTCTCTCTATCCACTCCATCTATCAATGGTCACAGTCTGTCTGGGATTAATCCAGAATTAGCATTGATTGGAGGAATGGCTACGCTGTAACAGGCGTAGTCTTTTTTTTATGGCATCATTACTTCACAATAAAATAAATAGTTACGCAATTGAAAACGGTATTGAGTTTGATCAAGCCTTTGCAACACCACCAACCCAAACTGGAACAATACAAGAAAATACATCTCAATATTGGCAAATGATTGGAAGAAGTGCTGTTTATGAACCTACAGTTGGTCCACCTGGTGGAAGCGGTTCTTGGAAATTTTTAAGTAATTCATCTAATTTTTCTCGTTTAAGAAATAA